TAGCACCGAGAACACCTGAAAGTGAAATTGAACCACAATATATGGACATTGCATTTTCATTACAGACTCATTACGAAAGATTATTCTTTGCAATGTTGAATAATTTTCATTCACACTACCCAATGGATAATTTATGTTTAAGTGGTGGTTGTGCATATAATGGTTTAGCAAATGGTAAGATAACTCTAAATACTCCGTATAAGAATGTTTATGTACCACCTGCTCCATCTGATGCTGGTAGTGCTATTGGTTGTGCATTATATGAATTTTATAAACACAATCCTACACACCCAAAGGTAGATAACCATAATCCCTATTTAGGTCCTCATTATCACAATGCAGATTATCTTAATGTACTTCATAGACTTGTTCCTAAAGATAAGATTAAACACACTCTAAACCCGATGTCACTACATAAGCAAGTAGCTGAGTTGATTCATAAAGGAGCAATTGTAGGTTGGTTTAAAGGTAGTAGTGAATTTGGACAAAGAGCATTGGGACATCGTTCTATTTTAGCTAACCCAACTATTCCAGATATTAAACCTAAAGTTAATAGAGTAATTAAAAAAAGAGAAGGTTTCCGGCCATTTGCTCCTATGGTACTTGCAGATGAAGCCAATAACTACTTTGAAATGTTAGGACAAGAAGTTCCTTATATGAATCAAGTATTTAAGGTTAAGGATGGTTTTATTGCAGGTTTACCATCAATTACTCACGCCGATGGTACAGCAAGAGTTCAGACAGTAAAGAGAGAATTTAATACAGACATATATTTCTTACTTAAGGAATTTAAGAAACTAAGTGGATATCCTATTCTACTTAATACCTCATTCAATTTAAGAGGTCAAACAATAGTATTAGATCCTGAAACTGCTATTAAAACATTTTACGATTGTGAAATGGATTATTTAGTTTTGGGTAGTTATATCATTAGTAAGTAAGTTTTTATTTACACAATATTTATAAAAAAGATTTATGGAAAGTGTAGACATGAATTTTCCTTTATTTAAGGGAAAAACATTTAGTGATTTGTTGGGAGATATCTATGAAAACCAACAAGCAAAAAAGAAAAACATTTCAGCATTAATTGAGGAAATGAGAAAGTTAGTTACTTCAACCAGAGATGTAGTGACTGTTGGTCCTATTATTACTCAATTGATAGAAGCTAGTATTAGTAATGATGACCACCTTATTAAGATTGCGAATATAGCACAAAAGTTAGTATTAGCAAACACTAAGAAGGCAGGTGATGAAGGTTGGTTAAGTGAAGATGATAAGAAAGCATTATTAGAGGAAATGGATGCAACTGCAAAAGAAATAACACAAAATACAGAAGATAAGATTGAAGATTTAGAATTTGAAATTGAAAACTTAAAAGAAACATTGGGTAGTAAATAATGGCTAATTTTTTCCAATCACAACAAGTTTCTGCAAATTTTGCACCTAATACAACTGGATTGCAATACGACATTGCATTGGTTCATAGTGTAGTATTGAATATAAGTGATATTAAAAATCCAATACAAGATTTAGATAAAGCATATTCTGAATTTAAAGATAGTGATTATATAGACAAAGATGGATTATATTATGGTGCTATTTATTATAGAAAGCCTGGTGCAGCGGTTGAAATAAATGAAGATAAATTATCGGTTGCATATCCTTTAAGAAGAGAGTTTTTACAAATACCCGTAAAAAATGAGACTGTAAGAATTTATAATATATCGGGTAGAGATTATTACGAAAAAATAACTCCAGAAAATTCTCCAAACTTTAATACAGATACAACATTAGTTTTATATGGATTGAAAACTACAAAGGAGACTGATGGTGGTAGTAATAGTAATTTAAACAATTATCAAGAAACTTCACAAACGGGCATAGCTAATTCGGATAAAGGTACAAATACTTCTGATAATATAAAGGATGGGTTTGGTGGTAAATATTTTAAAAGAAATATGAAAATTCATCAATTAGCTATGAATGAGGGTGATACTATAATTCAAGGTAGATTTGGACATTCAATTCGTTTTAGTGGATATATACATGATGATAAAACAAATGGAACATCTTATCCTGCAATATTAATTCGTAATGGAGAAAGTTCTAATAATCAACAAAAGAAAATATATGATGTAGTAAGTGAGGATGTAAATGGTGATGGTAGTTCAATACAAATAACATCCGGTCAATATAAAACACTTTTTAATTCTACAAATGTAAAAGTTAGTAAAGAAGCAAATTCTAACTATCCATCTTCAGATAATTTAATTGGAGATCAAATAGTAGTTAATACAGGTAGAATAATTCTTTCATCAAAAAATGCAGAGACATTTTTGTTTAGTAAAAAAACATTTAGTATCTTTACTGATGATATTGTTACAATAGATACTGAAAAGGGTTATACACTTATTTCTCAAAATGGTAATATTGAAATAAATGCTAAAAATAATAAAAATGTTATATTAGCAGTTAATAGTGGTGGTAAAGTATTTCATGGTAAAGATGGTGCAGACCAACAGGCTATCTTAGGTAACAAATTAGTAGATTTATTGGGACAATTAATCGATGCAATAGATGCTATGACAATTGCAACACCATCTGGTCCATCGGCTCCTGGTCCTATTGATAAATCACCATTTAATAATATAAAGAATCAATTGAAAGATACTCTATCTAAAAATAATTACCTTATCTAATGTGGTCACAATTCTATGATGAAGTAGGAACTAAAATGAAACAAGCCGATTGGAAATCTTCGGATGAATGGGCAAATTATTTTAGTAAGAAATATGATGAGTGTATAAAGAGAGGATTTGATAATACTACAAAAAATCCAATTAAAAAAGGTAATGTAGAATTGATGAATACACTTTTACAATCAGCAGCGGCAATTTCTTTAGCAGCTTCTAATCCATCATTTTATAGTTCATACATTACATTATTAGGAAATGCGGTTGTTGGATATTGGACGGGTTCCGAATTACAAAACACTTCTATTCCGGTATTTCCTGCACCTGGTACATTAGTTAATTTATCTGTTACTTCTAATGTTGTTACTAATCCTGGTAAATTTTCAAATGGGGTTACTCCTCCAATTACAAATGTAGATGAATTTCTAAAATTGTTTATAAGTTTAGCACAATTGCATTTAACTACAATACAAGGTAGTTGTTATACAATTTCACAATACCCACCACCATTACCACCTGGACCTGGTGTTATAAGTTGGACCGGATATAAAGTTGAAATGGGTAAATTAAATTCAACTCAATCAATTGCACCATATGAAATTAATAATGCAGATTTTAAATTAACTAATGATGAAACAATAGGTGCAGAAAACGATTTGAAAAAAGCAGATGAAACAATTGTAGAGGTTAAACAAAAACAAGCTACAAAAGAAATATCAGATGATGAAGCAGTTATATTATTAGAATCTTCATACGAAGCAAAGGAATTAGCTACTTATAAAATTTCTACCGGTATGAATGTTAGTGTTGGTGTAGATGTTGATATTTTGAATAATATACAACAGTCTACCGAAGATGATAATATTGGAAAACGAATTGTAGCATATGCAAAAATAGCAGCATCTATTCCAGTTTTAGAAACACCTGCAACTTCAAATTATGGTGGATATGTTACTACATATTTAAATGCAGTAGGTATTAATCGTCCTGCATTTTGGTGTGCAGCAGCTGTTAGTTATTGGTTTAAACAAGCAGGAGCCCATTCACCCAATTCTGCCAGTTGTGCCAAATGGAAATCTTGGGCAATTAGAAATGGATTATGGTCATCCACTCCAGTGTATGGTGCAGCTATTATTTATTCAAATGCAGCGGGTCATCCACATCACATTGGTATAGTTGCAGACCCTAACCCAAATGCACAAGGTAGAATTACATCAATAGAAGGAAATACTACGGGTGGTGGATTTAATAGAGATGGTGTAGGGGTATTTGTAAAGAATCCAAGATTAGGAGCAATTAATGGATTTATTATCCCAAAAAAGAAATAATAAATAATTATATATAGTAAAAACACAATTTATGGATCAAAAAGAATTAATTAAGGCATTAGTGAAGGTTTTAAGAGAAGATATTAAAAAAACTCTTAAAGAAGAAATTCGCAAAGCTGTACATGAAGTTCTAAACGAACAAGTTTCAGAACCTACTCAAAAACCAAGAGTAAATGAAGATTATCAATTTAAATCAAAAGATGATGGTGGTTGGGGAACAATAGATTATTCACAACGACAAGCAGCGCCAACTAGACCTATGATATCACCTGATATGTTAGGATATGGTGATGGATTTAATGATTATATGCAACCTGAACAAGCACCAGCAAGTAATTGGGGTGGTCGTGGAGATGAAGAATATGGTTCTTATTTACAAGGACAAGAAGAAGGTGGTATTCCATTACATGTTAAGGCACAAATTGCAGCACAAAGAAATCCACAGGCAACAGCTCCTGTATTAAAAGCTTTGAATAGAGATTATTCTCAATTAGTAAAAAAATTCAATAAGGGGTAATGTAAGTGGCATTTGAATTAGAAAAATCATTTGTAATTGATACACAAGATAAATCCGTTGGTTTAGCATTGCCTATTGGTGGTGCAAATAACGGATATTTTGCTGTAAATTATACTACAAAAGATCAAATAAAATCTAATTTAAAAAACTTAATATTAACTGAGCCGGGTGAAAGAATATCAAATCCAACATTCGGTACTCCATTAAGACAATTTATATTTGAACCATATGAGGAAGGTGAGTTTGAATCAAAAATTGAAAATGTTATAACAACTGCAATATCAAAGTATTTACCTTATGTTACAATTGAATCTATTATATTTGAAAATAACAATGATAACAAAGATAAACATTTGGTAAATTTAGAATTAAAATATTCAATAAACTTTTCAGCAATTCCAACAACTGATACATTAACAATTTCATTATAAAATGGCACTTAATCCAATAGATAAAAGCTGGTCAACAAATAAAAAAGATATTAAATATGTGAATAGAGATTTCACATCTTTAAAACAGGCTTTAATTGAATTTACAAAAACATATTTCGCAAATACTAATAGTGATTTTAGTGATGCATCTCCTGGTATGATGTTTATAGAACAAGCCGCTTATGTGGGTGATGTTTTATCATACTATACCGATGCACAATTAAAAGAATCCTTTATTAACATTGCAAGTAATTATTCAAACATACTTACTCACGCACAAAACTTTGGATACGTTCCTAAGATTAGTAGACCGGCTACAACTACATTGACAGTTTATCAAACCGTTCCATCTAATAATGGTGAACCGGATTTTAATTATTGTGTTAAGATTAAAGCAGGAATGCAAATACAATCACAATCAAATTCAGGTGTTACATTTATAACAGAGGATGTGGTTGATTTTACCGATGCTAATGGTAGAACGGTTTCTGTATTAACTACCGATACAACAGGCACACCTCAACTTTATTTATTAACAAAAACAGTTAAGGCGATTAGTGCAAATGTAGTAACTGAAACTTTTCCATTGGGAACATTTACACCAAATCCAACATTTAATATTGTAGATTCTAATTTTATAAAAATAATATCGGTTACTGATAATGCAAACACTTATTATGAAGTTCCGTATTTGGCACAAGAAATGGTGTATGTAAAACAACCAAATGCATCTATATATGATTCAACATTGGCAGGTAATAGTGATGTTACACCATACACATTAAAATTAGTTAAAACCAATAGAAGGTTTACTACAAGAGTAATTGATGTTGATACCGTTCAATTAAGATTTGGTGCAGCAAGTGAGACAACGGCAGATGAAATGATTGTTCCTAATACTAAAAATGTTGGTTTGGGTTTAAACAATTCAATAAATAGATTAGATGCATCTTTTGACCCATCTAATTTCTTAAAAACATCTACATATGGTATAGCACCATCCGGTATAGGAAATACTTTAACAGTAACATATCTAAGTGGTGGTGGGATTTCATCAAATGTAAAATCTAATGATTTAAGAAAAATAACAGGTATTGATTTTGATGAAGAATTATTATCTTTTAGTAATATATCATTACCTACATATCAACAATCAAAAGCTTCAATAGCAGTAGATAATTTAATTCCTGCTACGGGTGGTAGAGGTATTGAAACATTAGATGAAATTAGAGAAAATGCAATTGCAAATTATGCATCACAAAATAGATGTGTAACAGCATCAGATTATGAGGTTAGAGCGTTATCATTAGACCCTTCATTTGGTAGTATAGCAAAAGTATATGTAGAACAAGATTCTTCAGCAGATATAACTCCTACACAAAATATATTAAGAGATCCTGCTGCTAGAGCACAATTTGTAGCATTCACAAAATCTTTGGTAGGTTTAAGCGAAGCAGATACTAAAATTGCAATAGATACATTCTTACAATCTAAAGGAACTGTTAATTCAAATAATAACCCATTTGCAATCAATATGTATACATTGGGGTACGATAGTAATGGAAATCTTACACAACTTAATGATGCAACTAAAAACAACCTTAAAACGTATTTAAACGAGTATAGATTGATTACAGATGCAGTGAATATATTAGACGGATTTATTATTAATATTGGAGTTAATTTTCAAATAACAGTTTATTCAAATTATAATAAAAGTGCAGTTGTATTAGCATGTGTACAAGCCGTAACTAATTATTTTGATATTAATAATAGAAAAATAAATCAACCTATTAATTTAAGTGAATTAGAATTAGAATTAGCAAATGTTGAAGGTGTGGCATCCGTTCCTAGTGTTGAAATAATTAATATTGCACAAGATGGATATTCTCTATATACTTATGATATAAAGGCAGCAACACAAAATAAAATTGTTTATCCTTCAATGGATCCTTCTATTTTTGAATTGAAGTTTCCTAATACGGATATTAAAGGGAGAGCATTATAATGGTATTATTTTATACCGCATCACAAGATGCAACTATATATTTACAACAACCTTACCAAAATACTGGTATAGATGAAGTATTGGAAATATCTAAAGTATATTATGGCGATACACCTGATATGAGTAGAGTATTAATTCAATTTGATAACATTGAATTACCAGATGTTCCATTTAGTGCATCTTTACAATTAAAAATAACTAAAGCAGATGAAGTTCCTGCAAGATTTAGTATTGAAGCATATCCTATTAGTGGAAGTTGGGAAATGGGTACTGGTACTCGTTTCGATAATTTAACTACTAATGGTGCAACTTGGATGTATCGAAATGGTGATAATACATCAATTAATTGGTATACAACAATGAATGGTATTACCGCATCTTATTCTCAATTTGTAACAGGTGATAGTAGTGGTTGGGGAGGTAGTTGGTATACAAGTTCAATATCAACACAATCATTTAATTATAGATTAGATGATATTAATTTAGATGTTACTCAATTCTTTGAAAGATGGGCAGATAATGAATTAGTTAATAATGGAATTATATTAAAGTTTCCAACGGCAAATGAACAAGATACCGTAGATTATGGTAGTATTAAAATATTTTCAAAAGAAACCAATACAATATATCAACCTAAATTAGTAATTACTTATTTAGAAGATGATAGTATTAGTGGAAGTTTAGTGGATATTACAGATTATATTAATAGTAGTTCATATGATGTTCAATATAGAGTGTATTCTCCAAATATTAAAACATCTTATAATGAAGGACAAAAGGTAACTATAAAAGTGGATGCTAGAGAATTGTATCCGGTAAAACAATTTAATTCTACTTTTGCATATCAGGTAAAATATTATTTACCTACAACATCATATTATTCAATTATAGATACCGTAACAAAAGAAACTATAATTCCTTATTCTGATGCAAGTAGAGTAATACAAGGTGAATTTAATAATTTGGTAAAATTAAACTTAACCAACTGGCCTATTGGTAGAAACTACACATTATTGGTAAAAACAATAGATGTTGATAACGAAGAGATTTTTGAAATAGGTTCATTTGATATTTACGAATAATGGCAATAGAAACATCATACATTAATTTTAGTGATTTAAATTCAGAATCAACAATGTCTGCTAAGTTGTATATTGACCAATATGATGCAACTCAATTAGCAAATGCTATTGATATTAAAGTTACTGAATTAATTACAGGATTACCAACTGCAAGTTTAGATTTAGTTCCAAAACCTGTATATGATGCAGAAGTATCACATAGTGCAGATTTACAATTGCAAGTAAATATTTTAACAACAGATAACGATGCATTAAAATCTAGAGTTCAATCATTATTAGCAGATAGTAGTTCTTTATATACTGATAATGATTCTTTAAGAGTTGCCGCAGCTAAGTTACAAAATACAATAGATTCGGTTCAACAAACAACATTAGAATTAAGAACTAACTTAACTACATCTTTAACTAAAGCAATTAATGAAGCAACTGAAAGAACTGCATTAGAAGCAGAGAATGCGGGTTTAACGGCTCAAAAGAATGCTTTAATTAAACAGATTGATACTTTAAACAATTTATTAGCACAAGCAAATGCAACAATACAAGTAGCACAACAACAATTAAGTGCTAAACAACAAGCAGTAGCTGCGGGTGGTGTTTCTACTGGTGAATTATCCACAATAGTTTTTTCAAATGGAGATCCTACTAAGTTAATTCAACAAGGTGTAATGATATCTCAGGATTATGGTGGTGGATATGGAAGTAATGCAAAGGCAGGTCAATTTGCAGCAAGTGGTAATCCATTTGCTAGCACATATCAAACATATTTCGATGTAGTAGCTGGACCTAAAGATATATCTGTTAATATATCATTTAAAGGTGATGTATTACAATCTCCTTGGAATTTAGGAGTATCTTTACCAGTTCAATTAAAAGCAAATCAAACTCAAAGATTTCAAATGGATTCTCCATCTGCATACTTAAATCAATTACCTGGTCAAAATGGTGGTGGATTGTTTTCACATTCATCTCCAACACAATTAAATTATACTATGACTATAACAGCTACAGATATAGACCCTAATGGTAAAATTGAAAACAAAGATTTTGTAATGAGAATATATAATCATAACTAATTATGGCAATAAACGATTTCCAAAATATTGAAAATATTAATCTTAATTTAGATTCAACAGCACAATTAATTGCATCTAAAGATTTAACGATATTCAAAACAGGCGCGAAAAATATCACTGATTTTGGAATGTCTAATAATGATGTTATTGAATTTAGAATATATGATATTTCGAACAACTTATTACAACAAACAGGTGGTAATAATGTAAGATATATTCATAAAGATGATTTATCAAAATATCTATTAAGTACAACTGACCCTATTACACAAGAATTGATTTATAATATTGATGTTGAAAAATTAATTTATGAAGCAGGCTATGGTAATGGACAATTTAAAGTTTCATTTAATTTTTTAAAAAATTATTTAGGAAATGAGGATAAGAAACAAAGAGTATGGATACATGAAGTTTCACCTAGTAGAACTGAAATTAGAATAATGCCTTTATTGGGAAATGATGAAATTTTGAATCAAAAAATTACAAATAGATACAATTCTTTTTTAGATAAAGCAAATGAATTAAGAGAAGTTATTACTAATATAGAAAATACAATAGATTCAATTGAATTACAAATTAGTGATTTAATTGATAACTATTTTATTTCAACTCATGGTAAAGTGTGGTTAGATAAAGTTATAGCTGATTATAAATTTAATCATCTATCTTATACTTCATTTAAAACAAAAGTATTTAGTGATTTTAAAAATTCAGTTTACTATCAATTAAATGGTAAAGAATTTAATATTAATTCAGCTAATTATGGTAATAAAACAAATACACCATTTAATATAGATGAATTTTATAAAACAAATGATATAATATCAATATTACAAAATAGATTACATGAATCGATTGAATATAATTCATCATTTATTACACAATATGATATTCCACAAATTGTAAAAGATTATACACAATCAAAAACTGATTCACAATTATTACAATCATTATTAGATACAACTTATACAACAAAAAGTAATCTAACACAAAACGATAAATTAGGTATAGTAAATAAAACACCAGTTACAATTGATACAACACCTATTACAACAATAAAAGAAGATGTGATAGTACCTACTCATATTGCAGATCCATTGCCAGTAGAAACAACTACTCCAATATATAGTGGAGGTGGTGGAGGTTCGTATTCAAATGGAACATATTCAATGTATACTGGATTATCTAATTATATTGATTTTAATACAAACTATTTTAAATAAGGATATTTATAAGTAATGTTAGACTATTTAAGTAATTTATATTCCCAAAATATGGATGGTGCTACATACACACCATTCACTTCATTAGATGTCCTTAATAGTAGTTATGGAAATAATGGGGGTAGTATAACAAGTGGAGATAGTTCACAAATTAATACAAATACACAAATTGTTCCGCCACCTACACCAACTGGTGCAGATATAAAATTATTTTTAGATAATATAGGAACATATAAGAATCAAATTACTTTTAATGTACAAGGTCAATCTTATAATGAAGGTTCAGTATTATCAATTGATTCAAATACAATTAATGATAGTTTAGTAATTAAACCAATAGTAAATGATGGGTTTACATTAAAAAATTATTTTGAATTAAAAAAGACATTAGTAAATGATACTATACTAATTGATGGTGTATATGAGCCAACAAAAGTTCCTGGTATTACTTTAATTACATATAATGGTGATGGTTCTACACAAGCAACATCTGATTATGCTTTACCACAAACTATTGATTTGGGTTTTGATTTAACTCAAACACCAACAGTAAAAACATTTACAAGAATACAAAATGTTTATTTAGTTACAAACTACAATAATACTCAATTAAATAGTGAATTAGAGGTAACAATAAATTCTGTTGACTTAGTATCACCTAAAACAATAAGAATAGGTGATTCGGTTGATATAACCAATGTAAATAATACTTCATCGGATTTATCTATTTCAATTAGTGGTTTATCATCATTTGATTTAAGTAATATTAGATGGCAATATTCTAGTAAATTTAATAGTAATAGTACATTTGATATTAATGATTTTAATATATTAACATCGGATAATTCTGGATTATTAAGAAGTTCTGATTTTAATTCTAATATTATTTTATTAATTGAAGTAACACCAAATACATCTAATTATCCTACACTAACATTAGGTGTAAACGATATTAGTTATAATATAGCAGAAAGTGTATTTACAAATAAAAGTTCTAAATTAATTTCAATTCCATATAATGCAAGTAAATTAGATGGTATTAAAATAACAACACCATATAGAACATTTACTCAGGCGGTAAGTAGAAACGCAGAATTAGATTTACAAAACGATTTTCAAAATAACGAAGGTCAATTTAAAATATTACTTACTCCATATTCAGAATTATATGGTGATGGTGTTACACAATCAATTATAGTAACAATTAATAAAGTATTAGATACACCTATTATTGATAAAATAGATTATCCAACAAATGTAGTAATACCTGTTTATAGTTTTGGTGATACTAATTTTACAATATCATTTGAAAGTAATTTAGCTACAAACGTATTTATTTATCATTCAACTGAGGATTACTCTAATTTATTTGGTAATTTTAATTCAAAAGATAGTATTGAACTTAATTATAATTCTATAAAGTCATTTAATGCAAATGCAAAATTAGATTTATTATTAGTTCCATATAATGGAAATATAAAGGGAGAAATTGAAAGAATTAGTATTTTATTTGATGATCCTGGATTTTATGTTTCTACACAAAATTTAAAAGATGAATTATTTAATGCAATTGCATCTCAATTAAAATTTAATTTAAATAAACCAAATTATTTAAATCATTTAGCATCATTTGATATTGATGATAAACAAATTATAATTTCAAATTGGGATACTGATAATACAACTTTTACTAAATTTAAGAATGATGAATTAGGTAATAAAGTTCCAGATGGAGAAATAAATAAAAGTATTGTATTAAAATTATACGAACCATTACCTACTAATATTAACAAAAATGATTTATTATGGGTATCTGAACTTGTTTCTTTACCAATACTTCAATCAGTAATTGTATCTGGAACACTTACTGATAATACTATACCATTAAGACCCGCTAATTTTAATATTGAAGTTGATTTTGTAAAAGGTCAATCTACCGGTTTTCAATCATATGATGGATTAATATTAAGTGGTTCACAAAGTTCTCAACAAATAGTAGATACATATTTAGTTCAAAACTTTATAGATATCGAAGGAATTAATATAGATTATACAGATTTTTCTAATTTTGTAAAATATAGTAGTGCAGTTGAAAGATTAGCTAATTTTAAATATAAAAAAGATTTAATAGACTTTTATGATAATAAAATAGAAGTATTGTTACCATCTGCTAGTTTTTTACCAACTGTTCAATTAGATATTATAAATTATGAAAATAATAAAAATACATTAATTAATGGTTTTGATAATTGGGAAAAATATTTACAAAACAATGTATTTACTGGTTCTATTTCAACAAATGATTTATTATTAAATGAATATAACACATATTTAAGTAATGCAACTATATACGATAAGGAAAATGTAAATTCATTAAAATCAAATATTCCAAATCATATTATAGAAGATAGTGGAAATTTAGATTTCTTATTGTTCTTAGATATGATAGGAAACTATTTTGATATTATATGGTCTTACATAAATGGTATAAGCGATCAAAAGAAAATTGCAGAAACTAATAAATCTGGTATAGAAGATAAATTTTTATATCAATATTTGGAATCATTTGGTTGGGATGCTAAAAATCTTAATTCTAATAAACAACTTTGGAACTATGTATTTGGATTGAACGATGCAGGTTTAAATAACACATATACATCAGATGAATATTTAGGTGATAATACAATACAAATTACACCAGAACAAGCTACTAATCAAGTTTGGAGAAGAATTGCAAATAACTTACCATATCTATTAAAACATAGAGGTAGTGTTAGAGGTATTAATGCATTATTGACTTGTTATGGTATAGCTTCATCAAATCTTTCTATAATGGAATTTGGTGGACCTACAATCGATACCGTAGTAGATACTCCTAAATTTATATACGATAGTTTAACTTATAATTTAGTATTTGATAATAAAAATGCAAATTTAATAATACCATTCAATGGAACACCAAAACCACAGGCAATTGAATTTAAAGTTAAGCCTGCTGAATTTGATAATTATGGATTTATAAATTCTAATGATTTTCAATTAGGTATTGTTGTAAATGGACATGGTTCAAATAAGTTTGGTAATTTTACAATTAATCATACACAAGTTGTAGGTGAACCATATCCTTTTTATGATGGAAATTATCATAGTATTTTGGTAAATAAAGTAGGTGATACAATTACACTTTATGCAAAAACAAATGATAAAGATAGAATCATACAAAGTGGACAATGGAGTGCAACAATCGATGGAAGTTTATATGAATCAACTACACAGATTGAATTTGTTGGATTTAGTGGTTCATTAGAGGAATTTAGATTATGGCAAACACCATTAAGTGAAAGTGTATTTGATAATCATGTTATAATGCCTGAAGCTATAAATGGTAACACAATTTATAGTTCAACTGAAGATTTATTATTAAGATTAGATTTTGAAAGAGCACAAGATTTATCTTTAACGGGTTCAATAAATAATGTAGCTCCAAATTTAGGATATATTGATTCTATTACAACAGATCAATTTGGTATATCAGCAACTTATCCATATAATTATGAACCAGTAGAAAGAGAGTTATCATTGATAATTCCTAATAGTGGTGCAAGTAGATATTATACTAATAAAGTAAGATTAGAATCACAAGAATTAATATCCAATTTATCACCAACTCAAAGAGCAACTAAAAAGGCATTTGAAACATCTACAAAAGATTCTAATAGAGTAGGGTTATTATTCTCTCCTAATAAAGATTTAGATTTAGATATTGCAAAATCTTTAGGTGGTGAATCGTTTGATGATTATATTGGTGACCCTCAATATGAATATGGATATACAAATTATCCTGAATTAGATACTTTAAGAAATTATTATTTTGAAAGAGTAGGTGAAAGAAACATATATGAGTTTATTCGTTTAGTTAAATTTTACGATAAATCTTTATTTGTTAATTTAAAAGAAATGTTACCAGCTAGAGCAAATGTAACTACCGGTCTTTTAATAGCACCTCATTTATTGGAAAGAAATAAAATAAATGTAAATAGACCTAAAGCAGAAGCAGAAATCTTAGAAGGAGTTATAACTGATACTCAATTTAGTATTTTAGATGGTTCATATGAAGTATTAAATAGTGAATTAAATTTAGAAGATAGTTTATCTAATATATCCATAATTAATGAAGATTTACCAGCTATTATAGATGCAACTGAAACTTACATTTTTAACGCAACAAATTTAAGTTATAAAGCAGAAATTAATACTATTGAAACTACATTGGCAGCAGGTGAGGTTGATTCACATTATGGAGTTATAAATTATAAAAGAATAAGTAGTTCTATACAAACTGAATTCGACTTAATGAATGCTGGACAAGTTGTAGGTATGGACCAAAACTATATTGATTATGGATTTAATACTATGTTTGATAATGGTTATGGTAAATACACATATGAAGAAAATGGTATATTTAAATCAAAGGGTGTTAGAGCATTTTTAGTAACAAAAAGAAATGGTGTAATTACTAAATTAAATAAAAATGGTGTTAGTGGTAGTGAAGCAAATATTTATACATCTTCTTATACTGAAGAATTATTAATACAGGATATTGGAATATCAAGTGGTAGTTTAGCGGGAGATCCTAATATTGTAAGTATAGTTACTGCAAGTGGTTATTTACCATCTCATTATATTTATAAAGGAGAGAAACACACTGGTATTCAAAATTTATTCTTTAGAGGTTCTAAACAAACAAGTGATACTACGATAGATGGAAAATCGCCGGTAGAAACATTTGTAACTAATCCAACTAAATTAAGAGTTACGGCACAGGGTAGAAGTAACAATGAACCTATATTAGAAGTAGATTAAAAATAATGTAAAGAAAAAATATTTTATATATTTATAAAAGAATAATAAACAAACTATGGCATATTTAGATAACACAACGATTACAGTAGATGCTATCCTTACAAAAAAAGGTAGAGAAAAATTAGCAGCTGGTCAACCATTAAACATCTCACAATGGGCATTAGGTGATGATGAAATTGATTATAATTTATACGATCCAGCACATCCAAAGGGTTCAGCATATTATGATGCAGCTATTTTAGCAACTCCAATTTTGGAAGCTAGTCCAGATGAAACTCAAGCATTAAAATATAAATTAGTAACACTTCCTAGTGGTACTGTTAAGATACCTGTTGTTTCTATTAATGTTCAAACTATTGCAGCTAAAACAACTGGTGGTCAATTTCCTATTACACCTTCAACTTCACCAGCAGGTAATTTGAATGGTGGTTATACCGCAGTTTTAGGTAATAAGAATGCAGGTACAATCGTAGGTGCTGGTTTAGCAAATGTAACAACAACTTCAACTACATTTACAAATAGTGTAACTGCAACAGCAGAAGTAGTTAAGGGTATGACATTTACATTCATTCCTAATAGTTCATTAACTTCAACAATAACAACAACATTGACTATATTTGGTAACGAAACTGGTGGTAGTATTACTATTCCTGTTACTGTTACTTATGTAGCTGCATAAAATAAATAAACGAATATGGCAACTTTAGGTTCAAATACTGGTACACAACTTACCAATGATTTAGCAACATATCTTAATCAACAAAAGCAAAATGCTAATGGAACATTAGATACAACTCAGTTAGCAGCTATCATTAATAATTATCTTACAACAGGTGAGAAATTAGTGATGGAAACTAATGTAACTACAAATTCAGTATATAAACAATTTAATACAACAGATGTAGTTCCTGCTAAAAATGAAGTAGTAACAACTGGTTTGTGGAGTAATGGTAGTGGAAGTTTATATACTTTTTATACAAGTTCAACTACAACTATTGCAGGTGCAAGTGGTTCTACAACTTCTCCTTATTATTACAATGTATATGCTTCAAATTTAACTGGTTCATCACCTGTTGAATTTGCGGTAACATATGGTGAAATAAGTGGTGCGGGGGTTCCAACAACTGCAATCGATCAGAATTCAACATTAGCAACTAAAGCTACTTATTTCCAATATAGAGCTTTATTAACTGATAGTGCTGATAATTTCTTTACTTTTTATAGTGGAAGTACTCCAGATGCATTTGCTTCAGATGACTTTTACGCAATTAACTTAAGTAGAGCAAATTATAGAGAAAGAGTAGATGCCGGCAATTGGAGTATTAGTTTGAGTGGTTCTAATGGTTTATTTACATTCATAGATGATAGTAATAATAAATTCGAATCTAACACAGCTGGTTTAACTGTTTATAACATTGTAAGTGGTTCATTAAATTTAGGAACAAATCAAAACGCAACTATATCAACATATACCGCATCAAATGGTGTTGGTTATGGTAAGTTCTATCCTGATTTTGGTATTTTAATATTTAGTCCAGATGCATTGGCATCAACCGTTGGTTCTGAATTAAGTGGTTCATCTCAAACTTCAACATACGATTATACTCAACTTAAATTCTTAAGTGCAATTCAAAAGGGTGGTAATTTTGAAGCAAGAAGAATTGAAAATGTATCAACTGCACACTATTTTGTAAGAGTTAATAACAGAGAATTTAATTTTTCTAATAACCCTACTTATACTGATTCTACTGGTTCATTTACTCAACCAACATTCACAACAGATCCTTTATCTTATATTACAACAATTGGTTTATTTAACGATGCAAATGAAATGATTGCAGTAGCTAAAACATCTCAACCAATAGCTAAATCATTCAGTAAAGAATTATTATTGAAAGTTAAATTAGATTTCTAAGATATTCAATCTTATATAAAACAAACCCAACCTTAAAAAGTTGGGTTTTTGTTTATTGGAATATTTATATTAGATTATGTTAAAACAAATTCCTAAATCCGATATTAATTATAGACCATTTAAGGTTTATAAAACATTTACTCTTACTGAAAGTGATGTTACTGCTTCTTTGGCATTTAATCATACGGGTAGTACGGATTCATTATCACCAATAGAATTAACTGAACAAGGATTATATCACCAATTATACACAATGTATTATAGGGATCCGCATAATCCGTTCACATCGTATGGTGATATATTGCCAATTTCTGAATCTTATAATACTACAACTTCACAAAGATATTTAAGTGGTTCGGCGTATGTTTTACCTATACCACAAAAAATGTATGGAGAAGGAATACAACCTGGTAGTGTTATTTTAAATAGTAATGTTACCGGTGATTATTCTATGGATGATTCATATGGTAATTTAATTTCAGATACTAATGAATTTATATTAATTTCATTAAATGTTCAAGATGGAACTTTTACATTTTTAGATTCAATTGGAAATCAAAATACGTTATCCTTTACCGAAATTAATATGAACAATGGTATTATTTCAATAGTAGGACAACTAAATTCGTTTACAAACTTTTCGGCAAATATAAATGGTGATTTAATTAGTTTTGTTGGTGTAATAGAAGGAAATCCAAATATTAGTAAGAGAATAGTAGGTAATGTTATTTATTCACATGGATTGATTATAATTACAAATGATGCATTGGGAAATAATTTAGGATATTTTAATAATTACAATTTAGAATATAAATCTACTAATACCATTTATGAAAATGAAATATTATTGGTAGTAGAAGAAGATGAGTTTAATGTATCTACTAACCCAACATCTGAAGTAGAAATTACAAGTTCTTTATTTCAATCTCCATTATTTGCAGATTATATGTATAGTTCATCAGTAGATACTACCGGTTCGTATTTAGCACCTTATATAACTACAATTGGGTTATATGATGATAATATGGATATGGTAGCAGTTGCTAAATTAGCAAAGCCGGTTAAATCAATGCCAGACTTACCTGTAAACTTTTTAGTAAGATTTGACACATAACATATATTTATATTAAACAAAATACAATGGCAATAATAGATACATACAATAAAAGTGGAATAGCAGATAAAATTGGTAATAATGCTAAAACATCTGGATTTATACCTAATGAACAACAAGGTAATCCTTCACAATTCGATTTAACTGCAACTACTTTAGATAAAAAGGATTTAAATGGTAATTCAACTGCACCATATACTCCAAAGAAAACTTACGAAGACGTTACTCCTAGACAATAATAATGGCAAAGAAAAAAGTTACAAAAAGTAGTGGTTGGGTAGCAAAAAAGAATGGTTTTAAAAGTGGTTTAGAAGATTCAGTTTCCCAACAAATAGAGAGTAAAGGAATTAAAGTAGAATATGAAACAGAAAAAGTTAGTTATATCATACCTGCTTCACCTCATACTTATCATCCTGATTTTAAGTTACCTAATGGTATCAGGATAGAAACGAAAGGTAGATTTGTAATAGCTGATAGAAAGAAACATTTATTAGTTAAAGAACAAAACCCTCAATTAGATATTCGTTTTGTATTTACCAATTCAAAGAATAAAATTAACAAAAATTCTAAAACTACCTATGCAGATTGGTGTGATAAGAATGGGTTTAAGTATTCCGATAAGGTAATACCAGATGAATGGTTTACCGAATAATTTGGTAATTTCGACTAATTTCCGTATATTTGATATATGGAGATAATACAACTTTTTGATAAATACATAGGACCAAGCAAAGCTCTTAAGAAAAATGAGTATGCATATCATTGTCCTTTCTGTCATCATCACAAACCAAAATTACAAATAAACGATAAAACACATAAGTTTCATTGTTGGACTTGTAATGCCGGTGGTAATCTTATTTATTTAGGTAAAAAGATTGGAATGAGTGATGTAGACCTAAACGAATTATTAGCTAAATGTGGTATTAGTGAAGAAACCCGTCGCAAATTAAAAGATGATTGGACCGGAACTCTTAAGGAATTATTAGATAAACTTTGGCAAGAAGAGGAAGAACAAGAAGCTGAAAACACATCACAATTATTATTACCAACAGAATTTAAGTCAGCATTAGAACTGAAAATAGATAAAAAGAATCCAATTGAAGGGCATGCTATAAAATATCTTAAAGAAAGAGGTATAACTAAAAAACATATTATTAGATATAATATTGGATTTTGTGCTAAGGGGTTATATGCTGGTAGAGTTATTATTCCATCATATGATACTAGAAATCAATTAAATTATTTTATAGCAAGAAGTATATTTCCTGATGAGAAACAAAAGTATAAAAATCCTCCTGTATCTAAAGATGTTATAGTTTTTGCTAATCAAATTGATTGGTCGCAACCTATTACTTTATGTGAGGGTGTATTTGATGCTATAGCTCTGAAACGTAATGCCATTCCACTTTTAGGTAAGTTTGTTCAGAAAACACTAATGGGTGCATTGAAAAATACTAAACCAGATGTTTATATTTGTTTAGATAATGATGCACAAGAAGATGCTTTAGTATTATATGATAAAATTAAATCATATGTAAAGTCGGTGAGAAACATTAAGTTATATGGTAAGGATGCGGGTGAAAATAGTTTCTCAAATATTTTGAAATATCAGAAAAATTCCGTAACTTTGAGTTGGGAAAGCTTAATAAGAGAAAAACTATTATCTTTTAATAGTAGTTCATTAAAATAAAAACACAAATGAATAAATTAAAAAGAATTTATCACATTGCAGACATTCACATTAGAAACTTAAAAAGACACCAGGAATATAGAGAAGTTTTTAATAGATTATTTGAAGACATTAAAAAGAAGGGAACTGAAGATTCCCTTATTTATTTAGCTGGAGATTTGGCTCACGCTAAATTAGAAATGTCACCGGAGCTTCTTAACGAAATTAATTATTTTCTTAAGAAGTGTTGTGAATTATGTCCTACTATTCTAATTGCTGGAAATCATGATTGTAACTTAAACAATGTTGGTAGATTGGATGTATTGAGTCCAATTGTAGAAGCATTAGATTTACCTAACTTAACTTATTTAAGAGATACTCAAACTTATACCTATGGGGGTGTAAGATTTGATTTATTTTCTATTTTTGATGATAAAGAAAATTGGAAGTTTGAACCATTACTTTCAGATACAACTAATATAGCATTATTTCACGGACCGATTTTAGATGCCACTACTGATGTAGGTTATCATATTTCTTCTAGACATTTTACAACTGAAATGTTTGATGGATATGATTTAGCTTTATTAGGTGATATTCATAAAAGACAAACTATGATTTCTCCAGATGGTTGTAAAGTAGTTTATCCTGGTTCCCTTATTCAACAAAATCATGGTGAGAAATTAACTGAACATGGTTATGCTATTTGGAATATTAGTGATTTATCAGTTGAATATGTAGATGTTCCAAATGATTATGGTTATTATACTTTACATGTAGAGAATGGTATTGTACCTGATGTAACTGATATGCCACTTAAACCTAGATTAAGAGTGTTGGTTTCTAAAACAGATGCATCAGATTTGAAAAGGGTTACAACTGAAATTAAAAAGAAATATAAAGTAGATGAGTTTACAATTACTCGTACTGATACATTAGCCCGTTTAAGAACAGGTAATAGAGATGGTAAGTTAAATGTAGGTAATGTAAATGACCCTCAATATCAATCCGGTCTTATCAAAGATTATTTAGGTAGAAACTATATGTTAGATGCCGAAACATTAGGTAAGATTGAAGATTTGAATACTAAATTAAATAAGAAACTTACAGATGAAGATTTAGTTAAGAATATAACTTGGAAACCAATTCGTTTTGAGTTTGATAATATGTTCAGTTATGGTGAAGATAATATCGTTAACTTTGATAATATGAAAGGGTTAATGGGTGTGTTCGCTCCAAACGCCGCAGGTAAATCCTCTCTATTCGATGCACTTTCATTTTGTATATTTGATAAGAGTAGTAGAGCATTCAAAGCAGCTAATATCTTAAACAATCGTAAGACAGAATTTAAGTGTAAGTTAGAGTTTGAAATCAACGATGAAAAATTCTTTATTGAGAGAACTGCTAAATTAGCTAAGAAAGGTGACACGGTTAAAGTAGATGTAAACTTTTGGAGATTAGAGGGGGATGAACTAATTTCTTTAAATGGAAACGAAAGGAGAGATACGGATAAAGCAATTGAAAGTTATTTGGGAAAGTACGAAGATTTTGTACTAACAGCATTATCTTTACAAGGAAACAATTCTCTATTCATTGATAAGTCACAATCAGAAAGAAAGGATTTATTAGCTCAGTTTATGGGTATTAATGTATTTGATAAGTTATATGATTTAGCAAGTGAGGATATTAAAGAAGTTCAGGTCTTATTAAGAAACTTTAAGAGAACCGATTTTACATCAGAATTAGCAACAGCTGAAACTAAATTAGAAGAACTTAATGATGAGTATGAAGAATTAGAAATTGAAAAAGAAAGTTACGAAGATAGACAAGATGAATTAAATGAAAAGATAACTGAATTATCAGCTCAATTAGTTCCAATGGATGGTAATTTGAATATTGATGATTTGAATACTAAAAAGGAAAAATTAGAAAATAGTTTAGAGGAATTAAAAGAATTAAGTATTGCTAAAGCTGGGAACATTAGTGATATTATTGGTAAGGTAGTAGAACTAAAAAAATTACTGGCTGAAAAAGCAACTCCTAATGGTATTGATATAGAAATTGTATATTCTAATTATAAAAAAGAACAAGCAAAGTTATTAGAAGCAACTAAAGTATATGATACTGCAAAATTACATTTGAGTTTAGCAGAGGAAAAGATTAAACATTTGGATAAACATGAATATGACCCTAATTGTAAATTCTGTTGTGATAATACTTTTGTAAAAGATGCAACAAATGCAAAAAACGCATTACCTCAATTACAAGAAATAGTAAATCAAGCACTAATAGATTGTACAGGTATTCAACAAACTTTAGATACAATGGAAGGTATCGAGAAACAATATAACGAAGTAGTTGATTTAAAAGCTAAAATACAAAAGGGAGTTCAAGCACATACCAATAGAACTTTAGAGTTTAATGGTATGATTACTCAAAAAGAATTATACGAAGCACAATTAACGGCTGTTGAAATGGATATTGTAAGATACCACGCCAACGAAGCAAACATTCAAAACAACAATGTATTGAATGGACAAATTGAAACTATTAAAGTTCAATTAGCAAGTGTAACAAAAGATTTAAGAAATATTAATTCTACCCTATTGCAAGTTAATGGTGATATTGCAAAAGCAAATTCTTATATAACTACCATTACACAAAAGATGGAAGAAGCTAAAGGATTAGAAGAACAATATCAAATTTACGAATATTATTTAGATGCAGTTAAGCGAGATGGTGTATCATATGAATTGATTGCAAAGGCTCTACCAGTGATAGAAGGTGAGGTTAATAACATCTTACAACAAATTGTAGAGTTCGGTATCGTCTTTGATATGAGTGGCAAGAATGTGAACGCTAGAATTGTTTATGAGGATCAAAGTTGGCCATTGGAGATGTGTAGTGGTATGGAGAAATTTATTAGTGGATTGGCTATTAGAGTTGCACTTATTAATGTATGTAACTTACCTCGTCCAAACTTTTTAGTAATTGATGAAGGATTTGGTACATTAGATAGTGATAACTTACAATCTATATTTATGATGTTCGATTATCTTAAAACACAATTTGATTTCATTAATATAATTTCTCACTTGGATGCAATGCGAGATATTGTAGATACATTGGTTGAAATTAAAAAAGTAGATGGTTTTTCTCAAATTCAATATAAGTAGATATTTATAAGAAATACCTACTATAAATGGCTGTTGATATAAAAGTTGCACCGGATGAAAAATTAGAATTAGTTCAAACATATATTACTGATACTAATCCAAATTCTGATTATTTTGTTATAAGTGAACTTCCTGATACATTTTCTGGAGGTAAAAACGCATTCTTAATAGCAGGTAGTGATAAGTTATTAGCTAATACAGAAGTAAAAGTTCAAGTTAGAGATGCAGCGGGTAATGTTTGTTATATAGAATTTTCAAACGGATTACCTACTGAATATTATGAAGGTAATTCTAAAGTAGTTGCAGTTTATGTATATCCTACACTTACTTCTTTTGGACCTGCAACAATTACTGTATTAGGTCAATTAAAAGATGTTCCTACTGAATGGAGTGGTTTATATAATGTAAAATGGCAAAAACAGGTTAATATAAATCCTGCATTAGCAAATACAACTAGAGTAAGATTATATAAAAGACCATTAGTTACAATTTCAGAAATATTAGAACCACTTTATTCAATTGTTAGTGGTAGTAAAGTAGCCTCATTAGTTACACAATCATTTGCATCAATTAAAGTAAATCAATTAGAAACTTTTGCAGGAGATGTTGCTAGAGTAAAAGTATATAGAACATCAGCAGGAGATATAGCAGATTATGAATTAATTCAAGATATATCGATAGAAGCAAAAAATCTTTTAACTACATATGCTTTAACAGGTAGTGTAGTTGGAAATGCAGGTATATTTGGTCCAGATAGTTTAAGTAAAGTTTGGAATACCGGTTCATTAAATGCACAATTAAATTCAACGTACATTAATGATGGTTTGCAATTAGATGGACATGGATTGCTTACATATACATCATCCTTAAATTTATTAAGTTCAAATACATACGAATTAGAATTAGATACATTTTTTACAGGTTCAACTTCAACAAATTTAGTAGCATACATTAGTGGTACACACAATGGTGCAATTCCAATTACTACATTTAGTGGTTCAATTCCAACTAAAAACTTTGGTACTACTACAATACCATTTACAATACCTAATGATGAACCAACTGCAAGTTTATATCTTTCACAATCAGCAAGTGAATGGCATGTTGGAAATATTTCATTAAACCTTTCACAAGATACAGCATTTTCACCAAACGAAGTTAGTTTTATTACATCTATGCCAACGGTATTAGGCAATGAAACGTTTAATTTTAAGTTTGAATTATATGATATAAACAATAACTATGTACCAATTGCAATAACACAAAGTGCTTTATTTACAGGTGGTAATAATAATGTAGGTGGAACTTTACTATTAATTAGTGGATCAACATCGGCATCAAATGCAGCAATATTAGCCTTATCACAATCAGTAAGTGGAACAATTGGTGTAGTAACTGGTAGTGTATCATATGTAAGTACAAGTGTATCTCAATCATTTTATACATCATCAGTATATTCGGCATCATTACAAAGTTCATCTTTATATATTAGTTCATCTATTAGTGGAACAATATCAAATGTATCTCAAAGTGTAAGTGGAACAATATCATTTGTAAGTTCATCTTTGAGTAGTAGTATATCATCATCTATATCAACTTCAATTGCATTTGCTAGTCAATCTGTATACAATTCATTATCATCCTCATATGCAAAAGTTCAACAACTAGCAGATGGTGGATATAGTGGTTCTTTTATTAGTGGGAATGTAATGTATGCACCGGTAGTTGGTGGACAATTAGGATATTTTAGTAGTTTATTTAGAGTAGGTCAAGAACCTGGTTCAATTTATTTAGATGCTAGAACTTCTACAAGAAAAATATACATAGGTGGAGTAAATTCAACCGGTTCATATAATAGTGGAAGTACTCCAGTTTATATGGATAGTGCTGGAAATTTTTCATTAGGTTCTGGATTATTATGGGATGGTTCATCATTGACAGTGAATGGTACAATAAATGTAACGGGTGGAAATGCAGCCACACAAGCATATGCAAGTAGTTCAGCATTCACACAAGCAAATACAGCATATACAAATGCAGTTTCAACGGCAAGTGGTAGTTCATACACAATGGCAACTACATCTGCAAATTCAGCATACACAAATGCGTCAGCAAGTGCGTATACAATGGCAACCGTATCATCTAATACGGCATATAATAATGCAAAATCAGTAGCAGATAGTATTGCAAATGGAACATATAGTGGTGGAACATTAATAACTGGAACAAGTATAGTATCTCCTACAATAGCAGGTGCAAATGGCTATTTTTCACAAACTTTTAAAGTAGGTAATGGTGGTATTACATTAGATGGAGTTAACAAATTAATTTATGTAGGTGCAGGACATTTTAACAATGCAGATACTGCATTCTATGTAGATAATAGTAGTAATTTTTCGTTAGGTAATAAACTTAGTTGGGATGGTTCAACATTAACAGTTAGTGGAACAATTAATGCAAATGCAGGAACTTTTAGTGGAAACATTACATCTACTGCAACTATTAGTGGTGGAACTATTTCAGGTGGAACTATTTCAGGGGGTAGTATTACAATTGGTAGTAATTTTAGTGTAGATACGGGTGGTAATATGGTTGCTAGTAATGCTAATATAGCAGGGGCAATTACCGCCGGTAATGGTTCAACTATTGGTGGTTGGACAATATCAAACTCACAAATATATGTACCAAATGCAATAAATTTAGATGCAATTGCAAAACAAATATCAGTTGCAGATGCATCTGGTGTTCCTAGAGTTGTATTAAATCAAAATGCAAGTTTATCTTCATTAACAGGTGGTGGTGGTTCAAGTGGAGGTTATGGTGGTGGAAGTGGAACTAGTGGAACTAGTTTTTCTAGTACAGTTACAAGTTTTACTGCAAATAATGGACAAACTTATGTTGTAAGTGCTAATATAAATCAATCAGATGCAGCATATGCAATTACGTTAAATACATTTGGATATTATAGTGGATATTATTCAACATTTATTTACATAACAAATGGTTCAACTACTTATACATTATTTAGTTTTAGTCATTCAATATCTCAAAAGAATAGCACGTATTCGGCTTTAGGTGGTATTAATGGAAAATCTGGAACCCTTTCATTTACAGGTGATGGAACTACATGGTCTATAACAACATACACATATTATTCCGGTCCAAATACAATTGATTATTCTAACTATGGATTATCTTCACCTTCATTTAATTACTCATATGCAGTTGATGTATCTAAAACTGAAATAATACCTGGTGGTTTACAAGTTGTAACAACCTCAACTCAATATGTTCAAGCACCAAGAACGGCAGGCACAGCATTAATCGTTGGAGGTAATATAACTGCAACCGGTACAATAACACCAGGTGTATCGGATGGTAGGTTAAAAGAAAATGTAGTTAATATAGATAAACCATTGGATAAAATAAATAATATAAATGGTGTTTATTTTAATTACACAGATGAAGCAAATATGTTTGTACCACATTTAGGTAAAAATAGACAAGTTGGAGTTATTGCACAAGAAATAAATTCTGTATTTGAAGAAATACCAGAATTAACTCCAATATCTCCATTTGATAATGATGGACAAGGAAATTCAAAAACAGGTCAAAATTATATGACTGTTCAATATGAAAAATTAGTACCTTTATTAATTGAGGGTATAAAAGAATTATCTAAAAAAGTATCTTCATTAGAAGCACAATTAAGTGGTTCAAAATAAAATGTTATGTTTGATTTATTAGTTACAACTGGGGCAGGTAATGTTCCTATGGGTGGTAGTGATTTATGGGTAAACAATTTTATAGAAAATGTAATACCATTTTTAGAACATCCAACCGTTTTATTAATTGATGGTAGAATGCCTAATGGGTTTGATCCTGATTCTATATCATGTCAATATGTATTTGGAAAGGAAAACGCTTTATTAGTAGAACCTCTTTTAAGAAATTGTAGAAGAATACATTTTTTACATAACAATTATTATCGTAGAGATGAATTGTGGGAATATAAAAATAAATTTCATACTATATTCTGTCACGCATACATTAAAGAAATTATAAATACTAATGTAGATTTAGGATTAGATAGAGTTTATTTACCTACTACAATGGATTTACAATGGGAACAAGATGTAATGAATCAATGTAAACAAATAGTTTGGATTGGTTGTAATGATGGTTTAGTACAAAAAGATTTCAAAGATAAATGTATTCAAATTCCAAACTACTACGAATTTCAGATTAATAATGAATATCGTTGGATGATAGATAAGATAGGATATGCAGCCCGTAGTGAGACACGAAAATGTTTTCATTTTTTAGATGGACATAGGGGATATGCATGTACGGATTGGATGGGATATGAAAATCTTAAAGAAGGATTAAACTTAGATTTAAAAAAGGTAAGATTTTATCCATATAATTTGGAAAATCATAGAAATTTCTTTAACTTAGACTTTACGGTATTTCACGGTTGTTATGTAAATGAACCTTTTGGGTATTCTATATTTAACGCAGTAGATTATGGTAAACTTCCAATACTAAACAAATATTGGATGCCAAGAATACCATACAAATATAGAGCATCAACAAAAGAAGAATTTGATAAAATGTATGAAATAATGTGTAATGATTTTGAAGTTGAAAGACAATATCAATTTAAATTATTAAAATCAGCATTATTAAAATATGATAACAAACGCGAATGGATATTAGAAATAGTTAATTTATTAAATAAATGATAACAAATAAAGATTACATTAAAAATCATATTTCAAATAATCAAGAAATAGATGAGTATGGTGACCAGGTTTTAATAAATGTTCCATATCGTTGGTCACATGGAGCAACTGATGACCATTTGGGGGATGGTTTAATTATATATTCTCTTATTCAATATATGAGAGCTAAGGTTTGTGTTTGTTTAGGTAGTGGTGGTGGATTTATACCAAGAATAATGACACAAGCTCGTTATGATTTGCATTCTCAAAATATATTTGAAGGCAATAACGATTATAATCATGGAGATATTGGATGTACATATATTGTAGATGCTGCAAATGGTATTGGTGGTAATGTAAATTGGTTAAAAGAAGAATCTTATTTTAGAAGAACATTCTGGCCAAGAATTATAAATGATACAACTGCAAACGCATTTCATAATTATTTTGTATTAAATGATATTAAAATTGATTATTTACATATTGATGCGGGACATTCATATGAAAATGTAAAGGAAGATTTTGATTTATATTCTCAGTTAATGAGTCCAAACGGTATTATATCAATTCATGATACCGACCCTAATTATGCAGATAAATACATAGTTACAAATGAAGTGAAGGATAGGGGTGATTTTGATGATTGGAACGGACCCATTCAATTAGCAAAAGAAATAGATACTGATAAGTGGGAAGTATTTAATTTATTCAATTTTGGAATTCTAAAAAATAAACCAGCATCTACTGGATTAACATTAGTAAGAAGAAAATAATGAAAAGATTAGTTACCGTCACCGGAAGTAGAACAAATACACTTACCCATTTTTTTAAATACTATCAAACTTTAGTAGATGAAATATATGTTGTAGTATACGAATGGGAAGGTATGAGCACATATGATGAAGTAGAAAGAATATCAAAACAATTTCCTAATGTTAATATTGTTAAACGTTCTAAAAAAGAAAAATTTAATTGGGAGCATGTAACATATCTTTACAATCAAACTAAAATGTTACATCCAAATGATTGGTGGATAGTTGCAGATGATGATGAGTTTCATGTATATTCAAAAAATTTAAATGAAATAATAGAAGATTGTGATAAAAATGGTTGGGATTTAGTTAGAGGTGGTTTTGTAGATAGAATAGGTAAAGAGGGTGAATTTGTAGAATTAAAAGAAGATGAATATATATTTCAACAATTTCCATTAGCAGGTTTTTTTCGTTATCCTTTAAGTGGAGCATGTCCTAATAAAATTTGTATAATGAAAGGATATATAGAATTAACACCTGGTCAGCATTATGCAAAAATAGATGGACAAACAACTTGGAAATGGCAAGGTTGGAATCATCCTTTAATCGCACCTACAAACAAATATAGTGTAATAGTTAATCATTTTAAATGGGATAGTACCTGTGTTGATAGAATAAAACAAGTAGCAGATATTAATCAAAGATATTCATATTCAAAAGAATATCAGGAAATGTACGATGCTATAAAACTAAATAATTTTAAGATTGATATTTATGATGAGAGGTTTATGATTGAAGAATGTGGCTGGTATCAGTATTCTAAATGGGATAAACTTTTTAAAATAATTCAGTCTATTTAATTTGGTTTTATAAATAAAATTCGTTACATTTAAATATGGTTAATCATAAATTAGCAATAATAGTACCTTATAGGGATAGAAGAGATCATTTAGATATATTTATTCCACATATGAAAGAATTTCTTAAAGATAAAGGAATTTCTTATAAAATATTTGTGGTAGAACAAGCAGATGATAAACCTTTTAATTATGGTAAATTATGTAATGCTGCATTTAGTTTAATTAAAGATGATTTTGATTATTTTTGTTTTCACGATGTAGATCAATTACCTATTAATGATAGTTGTGATTATTCTTATAAAGATTATCCATTACATTTAGCAACAAGAGCATCTGCACATAATGATAGATTACCATATTTACAATATTTTGGTGGCGTAGTTTTATTTACAAAAGAAGATTTTGAAAAAATTAATGGTTACTCAAATGAATATTATGGTTGGGGTTATGGTGATATAGATTTATTATTTAGATCTTCTGAAAAAGAATTAGATGTAGATTATGTATATGCATATCCTAAAGTAAATAGTGAATACGAAGTTGGGGAAATGCAAGAAACCGATTCATTAAAATCAGAAAAAATACATTCTATTAAATTTGATGGTGAAACATTTTTAGAAATTAAACCAAATAAATTTCTAAAAGACTTAACAACGGATAGTTTTACAGTTTCGATGTGGATTAAACCAGAAGATAATTTATTGAAACAGCAATATATTTTAAGTTGGCCTGGTTTCAATTCCGGTATTTCTTTGAATTTAGATAATCAATTAATTTTCAATTTTTGGAACTCACAAAAAATTTATTATTACAATTATAAAAAGATTAAACCGAACGAGTGGAATCATTTAATTGTTAATATAAACTTTGATGATAACAAATTAAAAATGTGGTTGAACGGAATTGAGTTACAACCAAATAAAGATGCATCCGTTAATTTTAAAACACCATTGTACGATTATTCAAATTCAAACATTTATATTGGATGTGGTTCAATTAATAAAGAATTTTACACAGGCGAATTAAGTAATCTTTATATGTTTGATTATACTCTAACACCAGGTGAAATTGAAAAATTATATTTGAATGGATTATATTCTAATAAATTTTTACAAACAAAATTTGAACCAGTATTAAGATATGAGTTTGATAATTTCTATAAACAATATTTCATAGATAAAAGTAAAACACATAATCACGCTAAAGTATTTGGTAAAGCAGGTACAGATTATCTTAAGTTAGTATCAGAAACTACAATACAAAAGGTAACTGAAATACCTGTACCACATAGAGTTGCAGGTGAATACCAATCATTAGAACATGAAGGTGATTTAGACATTAAAGATAAATTTAATGGATTTGATCCAGATACATTAGAAAATAAAAAGATTTTCTTTGAAGATATATTTTCAAAAAAGTTTTCAACAGATAAAATTGGATTAAGTTCTCTTAAATTTAAATTAATTGAGAATGAAGAATTTAACGATAAAACAAATTGGATTAAAGTAATATTATAAAATAAAGTATATGGCAAAAGACGTAAAAACTGATAACTTAAGTATTGAAGAAAGAACAGTTTTGGCTTTAGAAAGACAAGCAAAAGCATATGAAAGAATGGCCGGAGCTCAAGAAGATTTAGCTGATTGGTTTCATGGATTCGATAGAAAAACTTGGACTGAAAAGTTAGAATGGTACTTACATGAGTTCTACCAAATTATGAAAACTAAACAAGTAGGTGGTTCTATATCTAGACCTGATAGAGGTTATGAGAGAGAAGCGGATGAGCAAAAATAAAAAACTAGCAGTTGTAGTTCCTTATAGAGATAGGAAATCACATTTAGATATTTTCATAGAATATATGGAAACTTATTTAAGTGAATATGATTATTCTATTTACATTATTGAACAGAAAGATGATAGACCTTTTAATAGAGGTAAACTTCTTAATATTGGTGCAAAAGTAGCAATGAAAGAAGGATGTGATTATTTTGCCTTTCATGATGTTGATATGTTACCACAACCAGGCGTTGATTATTCTTTTGCAGATGTTCCTACACATTTATCTACTGAATTAGATGGTGATGTTCCATTTTTAGATTACTTTGGTGG